TTCTTAGCTTAGGACTTTGTCCATATTGAGAATCTATTTTATTAATAATCTCTTGTTTAAAATCATTAACATTATTATAATTTTCCCATGTTGGAACTCCAAACATTTCAGCTATAGCATCTGCTGCTTGATCTACTTGAGTACTTCCAAGCATATCTCTTAGCTTGTTAGATCTGTCAATATATTCTCCTGTAGCTTCTCCAGTTAAAAACGAACCCATTTCATTATTATTTGCATCTTGTATAGGGCTAAAATTATTAAATGCACTATAAACATCAAATTCTTCTTCTAATGAAGCTTTTAATACATCAGATTGCAATACACTATTATTGCCCATTCTAATGATATTTTCAGTATATTTATCAAGATTAGCTTCACTGCCTTTTGTAATTTCAAAAGCTGTTCTAGCCGCTTCTAATCCTACAGTATTAATATCAAAACCTATGGCTTGAAGTTGACTTAGCATAGTTGAAGAATCCACATAGTCTTTTACAAGTGGATTATTTCTATTTGCTCTTATATATTTGAGAATTTCACTCTGATCCTCTTCCCCTATTTCTTGACTTATTTTTTGCCAAGCAGTATTCATAGTAATGTATTTTTCATACATATCAGAAGCCAGTTTAACAGATTGCGTTTTATTTACATCTTGAGGATTTAATTGTTCGTTTAGCATTGCTTGCGCATATGGTAAAGCTAAAGGATACTTTGTCGCTATATTATCCATTACGCCTTGTTGAATACTTATAGCATCATTTGGATTAGTTCTTGCTAAGTCCATATATTGCATTAAATTATAATTAACACCTCCTGGTCCTGGAAGAATTAGCCTTGGCGTTAAAAGAGATGCAGATGCTGCAGAAGCTCTTTGATAGCCTATTTCTGCTTGTTCATAATTTTGCTGATAAGATACTTGTTGAGCATTTTGTAATTGAAGCTCTGCTGCAGCTTGTTTTTGAGCAGTAACATTGTCTACTTTACCTTCTAAAAATCCTTTTAAATAAGCTTGATTACTAAGCATTTTTTCATCCAACCCTACTTGCATATCAATTCCAAGCTCAGCCATATTGTCTATCATATTTTGCTGTTCTTTTTTATACTGTTTTAATTCAGCTATACTTTTAAATTTAGATTTATATTTTGATTGTTGTAAGGCTCCAGGACCTCCTGCAATAATTCCATCAATAGCTACAATTTCGTTATATATACTAGTAGGATCAAATAAAGCTGCCAATTCACTGCCTGGAGTAAAACCAGCAAATTTTTGATCTACTTCAGTAATATTGCCCTTTAAAACTTCATTAATATCATATACAGGATTATATATAGGCTCTCCTGATAATTGAAATGCACCTTCTGGGTCAGAATCACCACCAATAGCACCATATTGATCTGCCCAAGCTTGTCTTTGCTTTACAGCATTTTCATAATCTAATTTTATCTTTCTTCTATTGTCTATACTTGAATTGATATCATCTATTTTTAACTTTAACACTTCCCCTAAATCTTCATAATCTTCAACCTTGCCTTCTTTGAGCATACTAATCCAATCGCTCATTTCTGCTGTTTTGTCCTCTTCCTTTAACATTCCATATAAGCCTTTATCTTGAAGCCAAGTATCTAAGGTGCTAATTTCTTTTCTAACATCACTTAATCCACTAGACAAGATTTGAACTAAAGCCATATCCATGGTTTCTTGTTGCTTTAATCTATTAGCAGCTCCTTGCCCCATATATTGTTGCAATATATTTGCAATCTCTGTGCCTGTATTTGCCCATAAAAGCGCTTCTTGTTGCTTAAACCTTGACATAACTCTCCTAAGTTGTAAATTGATCCATTTCAGCCAGTTCTGCTACTGTGTTATAAAAATCTTCTGCCCATCTACCTCTTTCACCTAATATATCTAAAACTGTTTCAGTCCCAAGTCTGGAAGCTCCAGTAGAATATAAATCTTTATACATTTGATTAGCTTCTCCAAATATTTCTTCAAAGCCTGTTTTACCTGCCTCAACAGATAAATCTTCAAAAGAAGGCATTGCTTGAGTAGCATATGTAGCTAAATCTTCTTTTTGTTGCGCTATTATAGAATCTTCAGCTCCAGTATCGTATCCTGTAAAAAATTGTTGTAAATTTAGTTCAGATCCAGTAGGTCCTAAAAATTTACTTACATCTTGATCTTGTGCATACATAGTATCTGACAATTTAGCAAAATCAACACCGTATTGCCCATCAGATATTTTAGTTAAACGAGCTTTAACATCACCTGCCAAATGAGCATCTAAACATTTATTTAATTCACGGTCATATGTTCCTCTTCCAAATAAAGAATCAGTTCTTTTTTGTTTTCTACAATAATTCATTTTAAAATTTAATTCTGAATAATCGTCTGTATCTATAGCGATATGAGTATTTGGAATACCGTGATATAAACATCTCCAATAACTTTCCCTTCCCTTTTTATTGGCACAAAGATCTAGCTCATCATAAACTAAATTTTTAGCATTTTCTCCCCATATTCCATCATCTAATTGTTTCCACATATTAGAGCCTTTTTTATAAACAGCTCCACCAATATAAGAACTTGTCAGGTCATCACCTTGACTTGACATAGGAGGGTTTGTAAATAGTGATCTAATTGGTTTAGACCCAAAAGAATAATAAGGTACTCTTTTATGCCTTCCTGCTTGAGATTCATACCACTCATCTTTAACATCTTTGTCTATAAATGGATCTATTAAATCCGAAAGTCTTGCATCCATCATATCTTCTAAAGATATTGCCATTTTAACCTCCTATTCCTAAAAGAACTTCTGCGCAATAAATATTGCCTTCTACGTTGCCATATTGGCCTTCTAAACACTCATTATACATATTAAGTGCTGCATCATCAAACATCCCAGGATCTGATTCTTGGTAACTGGTTATTTCGTCATTTAAAAAATCCCATTGCTCTTGGTTAGTTAAACTATTCCATGTACCTGCGTCATCTCCAGAAAAATCATATTGACCAAAAGTAGTATTAAGAATATCAACATATTCTCCTCCTATATCGAATACTTGGTCTGTTGCTTCTCCTATAATTCCAGATGTTGATTGCTGCATTTCGTCTAATAAATCTTGTCTTCCCCCAAAGTAATCACTTTCAAATCCTGAGCCTTGAGGTTTATAATCTTGCAATCCTTTAATTCTTTCTTCATAAAGTTTTTGAGTCCCTAGCCTTGAAGCCATATTCTGTCTTCTTCTCCAATCTCCATAAGCTGGCATAGAGCTGCCTGCTTGATAATACCAATCCATAAAAGAAGGCATATCTACATCTTGCCCTAAATTAAGTTGTTCGCCAAAAGCTGAATACATATCACTAATTCCAGATAAGCCAGGTTGCTGAATGGTGTTTATAGCTGCCTGTAAATCAAAATCCTCTCCAAATCCGTAGTCACAAGGTCCTTCAAATCCCGCATTAATAGCAGGTGTCTCATAGTCATCACATATAGGCATTATCTACCTGTCTCCCAATATTCAAAAGCAAGAACATCATCATCTATTACATTTAAACTGTCTACAAAACCTGGACCACTTTCGTATTGAAATACAGCAGCATATCTAGGATCATTTACATATTGTATTTTTGAAGGAAAATAATCTAATTCTGCTAAAGGCGAGGCTGCTAAATAATCATATTGTATACCTCTTGCTCCGTAATCAGTAGCAGGATTGTTAAAAGATTGTCCAAATTGAAAACCTTCTGTATATCCTGGATCAAAATCTGCAGGTAATCCTTCAAATTCTCCAGCTATTTTAGGCTGAAACATTGTTTTAAACATATTACCTTCATAAGGCTGATCTCCAAAAGTTCTCCATTCTAAATCACCAGGAGCAGTAAATCTTCCTGTAGCAGGATTAAATCCTCCAGCAGCCATATAAGTACTAAATAAATCAGTTGCTAAATTTTTTGCAAACTCAGTAGTTTTTAATGATTGATAATCCCTTATATCTCCTTGGTATTCTTTTGCTTTATCTAGCAAAAAATCAAATTGGCTTAAATCAGCAGATGAAAAAGAAGGATCTTCAGATGTTAATTCTCCAATTAAAGAGCCTGCTGTACTGCCTAAAAATTGTCCAGCTGGACCTCCTAGTATCATGCCTAATATTTTTCCAGCACTTTTTCCTATACCTATATGTTTTTGTTCGCTAGAAATTAAATCTTCATTAATACCTATCATATCTTCTAAAAGTCTCATTTCATGAGAGTATTTAGCTTTTAATATAGCGTTATTATAAGCCGCGCTAGCACGTGCTCTTGCTTGATTTCTATATTTATTTCTTTGATAACTCATAAAATTATAATCCTTTCCTTCACGTTAATATACATAAGTTTATCTTAATTTGCAATACAAAGTTGATGCAGCATTATGTATAGCTGTAGAAGATGCAGCAGTATTCCTACTTGCTAAAATTACCCAATCTCCAGCATTTAAATCAAAAGACGCAGAACTTTTTAATTCTACTCTATGATTAAGAGTGTTTGCTGATACTGTGCCTGTTTTAGATAGCATATATTTTAATGTATAAGTAGCATTTCCTGTTCCTGTATTTTGAGTTACTGCTGTAGACCCTCCTGGAGTTGTCCATATTCCCAAATATTGAGTTCCACTTCCAGACAAACCGAGACTATCACCCCATAGCGATGAAATACATTCTACAGTTACATCATATGGTATTATAGCTCCTATAGCACTATAACTGCTAACACCTACAGCGATAGTAGAGCCTGTGGAAGTTGCAGTTGATGTGCTGTTTAAACCATAGTCCCCATTGGCAAAAACCCAATTAGTTGTACTTGCTATTTTAGCACGATAATTTAATTGGACTGTTATATCTCCCGCAAGTCCTCTTTTAGTTGTTATATGCCCATTTACATTGCCTAATTCATTTCTAGCTTTAGGTTTTCCTAATAACTCAATTGTGCTAAATATACCTTTAGGTGCCTTACCTTTAGATAATTTTCTAGATTGGCCTCTTTTAGATGCTGGTAAAGCATCAGCAAATTTCCACCATTTTCCATCTACTTTAATATACATAA